GTATCAAAGGGTGGTCAGTTCCTGATTGGTCAGAAGATACTTGGGTAACTGAAGCTTCAAGGTATCTACTGACAGTAGCTTACGGAGAGAGGTATCACACATGAGTTTTCCAAATGTTTTATTGGACACAGTATCGTTCATATCAAAAGTTTCACAAAGTGAGTTCGATACCCGCACCGCTGACAACATGATTTCATGGGCTGGACTTTCTCTCGACTATGGGAAAGGTACATTGGCTGGCTATTGGTGCCATGTACATTCAGACGAGGAGGGCAGTGTCACTAAGATTGAGGTACTTGAGGACTATGTCTTCTGGAAAGGAAATCCTTTCTCAGACCCACACGATCTAGTCTATCTGATAATGGGATGGGCTACTTACCACAAGATAGAAATAAAGTTATGTTGAGGGAGCTAGTGTATAAAGAATCTATATGGTACACCCCATCCCCTTAGAAACCACAACCACCCCATAGTATTGTTAGAATAGTTACAAACAATTGGTTAAGTCATTGATATTAAACGATGGTGCGATGGCCGAGTGGTTAGGCAGTGGATTGCAAATCCCCTTACACGCCTATACACCAGTGCATCAATCAGAGTTGAACGTCAATAACACCGGCACGTACACCGAATACACCCGTGCAACTATGGGGTGGTCCGACATTGGAAGGACCACACTATGGAATTGGGGAAAATATCCCGTCAATTTGAACTGGAAAAGGAGAGCAGAGCAGAGGGAATAAGGCGCAGTGATTCGCGTAACACCAAGCTGCGTAAATCAGAGATGAACTCTATGACCAGATCAGTAAAGAATCTGGTTGGTTACTACATCGATACGATAGCCCGTGAGCTGAAGGCAGACCTCACGGCATGGGTACAAGGCAGAGGTCGATCAAACTTTGAGGCCTACAACCTGATCAATAGCCTTGAGCCTGATGTCTTGACGGTGATCACGCTTAAGACTGTGATGAATTTTTGTGCCACTGAGGACAGCGCAACGTCACTGTTCAAGCGTGTTGGTGAGGCTATCAACACAGAGATCAGGATAAGATCGTTCGAGGAAGCTAGACCAGAGCTGTTCAAGGTACTCGATGAGGACCTTAAGAAACGAGCATGGGGCTACCGTTACAAGCGTCGCAAGCTCATGGAGTCTAGCAAAAAGGCCGGCATAGTTTGGGACACTTGGACCGTGAAGCAGCGCATCCTCGTTGGTGTTCGCTTGGTTAACTACGTGCTTGCACACACAGACCTTATCGAACTGCTGCAGCTACCCAAGTCGCAGAAGAGGGTCAAGTACACTGACCAGTGCGTGGCTTGGATCACAAAGTCAGACTATTTGCAGGCAATCAACGAACCGTACTGGTATCCGATGATCGTCAAGCCTAGGCCTTGGCGTGGAACCTACCCGTCGCAGGACCCTGCAGAAAACATGGCAGGTGGTTACCTATCTATGCATCTGCGTCAGCTATCTTTGGTGCGTGTGCATAACCGTGACTACCTAGAAGAGCTTAACGCTTTCCCGATGCAGGAGGTCTACACAGCCGTCAACGCTATCCAAGAGACTAGATGGACTGTGGATAACGACATGCTGGAGTTCGTCGGTGAACTCTGGGACACCCAATCACCGCTCGGCAAGATACCGTGTGAGAAGCTCATCGATATACCTCCTAAACCACCGGGTGAGTATGAGGTGGAAACGTGGAAGGCTTGGAAACACGAAGCAGTCAAGGCTTACGTGGCTAAAGAGAAGCTGAATAGCCGGAGGATACTTGCAGCGCGTACCCTTCAGGTCGCTGAGAAGTTCAAGGATGAGGAGGAGATCTACTACGTTCACACCTTAGACTTCAGGGGTCGAGCGTACCCTCAAGCCAGCTACCTGCAGCCTCAAGGTGATGGCATGTGTCGATCTCTTCTGCGCTTTGCTGATGCAGAAGGCAAGCCTATGAATGACGATGCTGCACGCGAACTAGCTATCTATGGTGCCAGCCTGTTGGGCTACGACAAGGTAAGCCTTGACGACAGGGTGGCGTGGATAAGTGAGCATGAGGAAGAGATACTAAGGTCTGCGGATGATCCCTACGAGTGCAGGTTCTGGGACCGAGAGAAGAAACCGTTGCTCAACCTAGCTTGGTGCAAGGAATGGAAGGGCTGGAAGGAGCACGGCAAGGATTTCTATAGCACCCTACCCGTGATGCGTGACGGTACGTGCAACGCCATCCAACACTGGGCTGCAATCTTGAAAGACCAAGAGGCAGCTTGTCATGTCAACATGACAGGTAACGTGATACCCGGTGACGCTTACTTGGTATCTCTTGCGAGACTGACCGACAACCTTAAGAAGAAGGCTGCGCTTGGTGACGAGATAGCCAAGGGTTGGCTTGAGTTTGGTATCGACAGGGACCTGACAAAGAAACCTACGATGACCCTCGCCTATGGGTCACGCAAGTACAGACTCACTGACACAGTGTGTGATTGGGTAGCTGATAGGTGTGAGACAGAGAACATTCCTGAACCGTTCGATGGTCACTACTTTCATCCTGCGCGCGCTCTGACAGATGAGATATGGGATGCGATCCGCCAGACGGTAGGGTCCGTTATGGTTGGCATGAAGTTCCTTCAGCAATGTGCAGGGGTCCTCCATAAAGCTGGTCTGCCTGTCACATGGATCACACCCACCGGCATGTACGTGCGGCAGGTGTACCCAGAGCTGAAGGACAGGCGTATCAAGACCAAGCTACTTGGTAACACCATACGCATGACCGTTAAGGAGGCTGTGTCTGACAAGTTCAGTAGGCACAAGCAAGTCAATGCAGTGGCGGCTAATTTTATCCACTCTCTAGATGCTTCAGCACTGATGTCTACTGTGGTCGAGGCTAAGAACAGAGGGGTCAATGCCTTCTGCATGATCCACGATAGCTATGGCACCGTAGCGGCAGACTCTCCCACCCTGTCTCAAGTCACTCGCGAAAAATTTTGTGAGATGTATACGGACACAAACCACCTCAAAATTATGAGGGACCACATAAAAGAAGCATTACATCCAGAGTTTCGGGAGATGCTTCCAGAGATACCAGAGATGGGTACATATGAAATAGATCAGGTCTTGAGATCAGATCATTTCTTCAGTTGAAAAGTCTGAGGACCCCCTCAGACATTAGGAGAGAATAGAATTGAATAAGCATACAACTATGACAACACCTGCAGGTGTAGCTAAGTGGGCTTGGATAAGCAAAGCAGACACAAAGTTCAATAGTGATGGAGAGTTCAAGGTTACTCTTGTCTTAGATCAAGACACTGCTACACCTGTTATAAACAAAATAGAAAAGGAGCTTGATACTTTCTACAAGGGGCTGAAGGCCCAAGGTAAGAAGAAGATCAAAGAAGCTGTTCGACCATATGGAGAGGAGGTGGATGACGAAGGCGATCCCACAGGGAACGTCGAGTTCAGGTTCAAATCCAAACAAAAGTTTAAGCCACGTATCCCTGTGTTCGACAGTAAGGGAAAACCACTGACAGATGTGGAAGTCTGGGCAGGAAGTAAGATCAAAGTAAACACAGCGTTAGCACCCTATGAGGCACCAATAGGTGCTGGTCTATCCATGCGACTGAATGCAGTGCAGGTCATAGACTTAGTTCAGGGAAGCAGCGGAACAGCAGAAGGATTTGGATTTGACGAGGAAGACGGCTACGTCCATGAGGACGAAGAACCGTCGATGGAAGAAGAGGCCGAAGTCCCTGAGGAACTTGAGGAAGAAGGGGACTTCTGATATAACAAGCTTGCCCTTTCGTTCGGGGCTTGAAGAGAAGGTGGCATCAAGACTTGGTAACCTTGGTGTCACCTTCAACTTTGAACCAGACTGGATTAAATATCTAAAGCCAGCAAAGGTTCACAGGTATCTACCAGACTTTGTTGTCGGAAATATTATCATCGAAGTCAAAGGTAGGTTCGACTCTGCAGATAGAGTCAAGCACCTAAATATCAGAAAACATTATGGTCACCCTGATGAAGGCGGATTAGATATCCGCTTTCTGTTCAGTAATCCACGACAAAAGATAAGTAAGAAGTCGCAGACCACATATGGAATGTGGTGTGAGCGGCATGGTTTTAAGTATGCAGACCTTAGTGGTCTGGAAGAGTTACTAAAAGGATGAATGAAAGACAGAACACAGAGTTAATAGTGATCCACTGTGCAGCAACCAAGCCATCTATGGATGTCGATGCTGAGTGGATAAAGAAGATACACATTCAGAGGGGGTTCAGGACGATAGGCTACCATTTCTTTATCCAACGTAATGGTGTTGTTGAACCGGGCAGAGCCGTCGAAGAGATAGGTGCTCATGCTTACGGTAAAAACAAAACAAGCGTTGGGGTTTGTTTAGCAGGTGGTGTCGATGAAGGCATGAAACCTGAGAACAACTTCACGGATAGCCAGTGGTGGGCATTAGCCAACCTTGTCAATGAGCTGTGTAAAACATATCCAGAAGCTGAGGTAATAGGACACAACGAGGTATCCAACAAAGCGTGTCCATCCTTCGATGTAACCAAATGGAGAGAGGAGAATGTCACTAGATATAAATCTTAGTGACTCAGAGTTCCTCCGACATGAACCGTGTCCAGCCTGTGGCAGTCGAGATAACCTCGCCCGTTACAGTGATGGTCACGGTTTTTGTTTTGGCTGTGAGCACTATGAGCATGGATCAGACGATCAACCAAAAGAAGGAGAGAGATTATTGCAGACAGTTAGTAAGGCGATACCTAAGCGAAAGCTGACACAAGCTACCACTTCTCACTTTGGCTACGGTGTAGCTAAAGATGGAGATAAGACTGTTCAGGTTGCAAACTACTACGACGAGCAGAAGAACCTGATAGCACAGAAGATACGCACCCCAGATAAGAAGTTTAATTGGAAGGGGAATAGCAAAGACGTAGGTCTATATGGTCAATGGCTATGGCGTGATGGTGGTAAGATGATCACCCTGTGTGAGGGTGAGCTAGATTGTCTGAGTATATCTCAGACTCAAGACAACAAGTGGCCTGTCGTTAGTGTCAGTCATGGAGTGACTAGCTCTATCAAGTCTGTAAAGAAGTCACTTGATTGGCTGGAGAAGTTTGACCGCGTGAACATCTGCCTAGATCAGGATGTTCCCGGTAAAAAATATTCAAGGGAGATAGCGAAACTGTTTTCTCCCGGTAAGGCACACATTGTAACCCTACCGCTTAAGGACCCTAGCGATATGCTGGTGTCTGGTAGGGCTAGAGAGCTGACCGATGCTATATGGTCAGCTAAGGTCTACCACCCTGACGGCATAGTAGATCACTCTGATCTGCTTCAGTACATCAAGCGACCGAAGAACAAGTCGTCTCTTCCTTATCCCTTTCAAGGTCTGAACGATAAGACCTACGGAATGAGGCGAGGAGAGCTGGTGACATGGTGTGCAGGATCGGGCGTCGGTAAGTCCCAGGTCTGTAGACAGATAGCTGATGAGCTACTCACAAGAGGTGAGAAGGTTGGATACATAGCCCTTGAGGAGTCAGTGCAGCGCACTGCAGAGGGCATGATGTCTCTCAAGTTGGGCAAGGCTATCCATCTAGACACTAGAGATTGGAGTGAGCTGTCTGACGACGAGCAAGCAGAGCGGACAGTAGCTTATGACAAGCTTGAAGGTCTGTATTGCTACGATCACTTCGGATCAATCGACAGTGACAACCTCATCAACAGGATACGGTTCATGGCTAAGGCCTTAGACGTACACTGGGTTGTCTTAGATCACCTGACAATCATGTCATCCGCGTTAGCAGAGGGTGACGAGAGGCGCACCATCGATGCCACCATGACCGCTCTTAGGTCGCTGGTCGAGGAGTGCAACATTGGTCTTATCCTAGTGTCTCACCTGCGTAGACCTGATGGTAACAAGGGGTACGAGAACGGTATTGAGTTAAGCCTGAATGCCCTCAGGGGTAGCCATTCAATAGCTCAACTATCAGACCTTTGCATCGGCATAGAGCGTGACCTCAATGGTGACGAGCGTCATGTGTCTACCATCAGGGTGCTCAAGAACAGGTTCAGTGGTGACACTGGTGTAGCCTGTACTCTCCGCTTCGATCCAGAGACTACCAAGCTTGAGGAGTATTTCTCTGAGGACCCCTCAGACATTGAGGAGGTACTCAATGACTACTGAGAAGGAGATGCCTGATGACGTAGCTGATGCTTTGATAACTATCTTTGCTGCGATCTATCAAGCCACCATCACCAAGCGTCCTGTTGCGATCAAAGTGTTGACAGATGATATGGAGGACCTTGTCAACGAAGTGACCGAAGAGGTAGCTGACGTAATCCCTGAAGCAGAACTGGTGACTGTGCTGAGGGAGACACTTCATTGATAGTCTTCGATATAGAAACAAATGGATTGGTTGGTGATGTAATTCACTGCATCACTGCCATCGATCAACATGCCAAGAGATACACTTGGACAGACAACTGGAGAGAGGCTCTGCCTCTTCTGGAGAAAGCTGATGTCCTAGTAGGTCACAACATCATAGACTTCGACATACCTTTTATTCAAAGGCTTGAACCTAAGTTCAAACCTGAGGGTATCATCAGAGATACACTGGTCATGTCTCGTCTAGTTTGGCCTGATGTAAAGTCACAGGACTTTGAGAGGGAAGACTTCCCCACCAGACTCATAGGTTCCCATAGCCTTAAGGCATGGGGTATGCGGCTAGGTAACCACAAGGGAGACTTTGAAGGCCCTTGGCATACTCTCACTGACGAGATGCTTAAGTACGCACAGCAAGATGTTGAGGTCACCTTAACGCTGTACGAGAAGCTGATCGAAGAGGGGTTCAGCCATGACTCCATAGAGCTAGAGCACCGCATACATGATATCTGCAGAAGTCAGGAGATGTATGGGTTCAAGTTCGATAGTGATAAAGCATGGGAACTTCTTAGTGATCTTGTTAAGCGCAGGGATAAGCTGGAAGAAACCTTTCAGGAATTGTTCCCGCCATATGAGGTGCTTACTCCCTTTCTACCTAAGGCAAGCAACTCTAAGTATGGCTACGTTAAGGGTGAGCTGACACAGAAGAGTCATACTGTAACCTTCAACCCTAACAGTAGGCATCACATAGCGAATAGGCTGCAGCACAAGTATCAATGGAAGCCTAAGAAGCACACTGACAAGGGTCAACCTAAGATCGATGAGACTGTCCTTGTTGGACTGCCTTACAAAGAAGCAAAGCTCTTAGCTAGATACTTCCTTCTGCAGAAGCGTATAGCAGCGTTAGGTGAAGGCAGGAGAGCTTGGCTTAATGCTGCTAAGGGAGACAGGATACACGGCAGGGTTATCTGTAATGGCGCTGTCAGCGGTAGGGCTACCCATGTGAAACCTAACATGGCTCAGGTCCCTAGCGTTAGGGTGCCGTATGGCAAGCAGTGCCGTGAGCTGTTCACTGTCGGTAAGGGCAAGGTACTCGTAGGCTCTGACATTTCAGGCTTAGAGCTAAGGGTATTGGCTCACTACATGCACCCTATGGATGGTGGCGAGTACGCCAGAGCCATCCTTGATGGTGACATACATACCTACAATCAGAACAAGGCTGGTCTTAGTGACAGGGATCAGGCGAAAACATTCATCTATGCGCTGATTTATTCTGCAGGTGCAGAGAAGCTCGGTCAGATAGCCGGTGGTAACAAGCGTGTAGGTGCCTCACTAAAGAAGAAATTCCTGAAAGAGCTGCCAGCTTTGAACAAGCTGATTGGAGGCGTGACCTCTAAGGCTACTCAAGCAGGATATTTACGTGGACTCGACGGCAGGAAGCTGCGTGTCCGTTCACCTCATAGCAGTGTGAACCTATTGGTTCAGTCTGCAGGTGCAGTGATCTGCAAGAGGTGGCTAGTTGAAATTCAAGATGAAGTTAATTCCCGTGGACTGAGTGATCGATGCCGTCAAGTGGCATGGGTACATGATGAGGTGCAGTGGGAGTGTGACAAAGAATTAGGAGAGACATTTGGAGAAATCGCAGTGCAGTCTGTTCGACGGGCAGGAACATACTTCGGAATTAGAATGCCCCTCGACGCTGAATATAAAGTCGGAACGGATTGGTCAGAAACACATTAGCCTAGAGTGGTTGGCTGGGTATGTAGATGGAGAGGGATGCTTCCAGTACTACGGAAAAGCACAGCCTCACATACGCATCAACAGTGCAAACTATGACCTGATGTGCCGCATACGTGATTCGTATGGTGGTAAAATATACGACCACGCAAAGAGTAAAGGTAACGCAAGACAGACATGGACATGGTTAATAGCTAATCAAGAAGCTATTGATCTTGCAGTCGAGTTGATACCTTACCTCAAAGAGAAACAAACCCAAGCTATAGCCATCCTTGGAGTAAAGAAGGGTGAGGATGAAAGGAATGAGGTTCTCATCAGTTATCTGAAAGACGAGAAGAGAACCGACTACACACACCTAGTGAAGGAGAGTTAAGTGAAGCTGTTAGTTGATGGAGATATCGTAGCATATCGAACTGCTATGAGTTTTGAACACGCGATTGAATGGGAAGAAGGTCTTTGGACTCTGCACTCAGATGTCAACGAGTGTACTGCAGAAATAGACAACTATCTAAACTGGCTTTTGGAAGAGGTACATGAGGCTTCTGATATAATCATAGCTCTGACAGACCGTGACAACTTCAGGAAAGAAATTTGTTCTGAGTACAAAGCGAACAGGGCAAACAAGCGAAAGCCATTAGCGTTAAGCGGAATAAGGGACTTCCTTGAAGAGGAGTACGACGCAATAGTTTGGCCCAAGCTAGAAGCTGATGATGTCATAGGTATCCTAGCTACCCAAAAGAAGATGATAAACAACTGCATCATCGTGTCACCTGACAAGGACCTTCTTCAGATACCCGGTTACCATTTTATTGACGGTTCACTCATCCACCGGTGTATTGAAGAATGTGATCAATGGCATATGACACAATCTTTAACTGGTGACGCGACTGATAATTACAAAGGTTGCCCCGGCATTGGACCTGTTAAAGCTGAAAGGTTGTTAACACCTCCATCAGGTACTGAGCCTACTAATGAGTGGATGTGGTCAAGAGTTGTAGAGGCCTATCACAAGGCAGGTTTAGAAACATCTGATGCAATAGATAACGCTCAACTCGCACACATTCTCAGGTATGAGAACTACCCCGGCATGAGGATAAACCTATGGCAACCCCCCACACCTTGATGATGAAAGACCCTAAACTGTTCGATGAAGAAGATATCCCTGAGGACCCCTCAGACATTGATAATCCAGCTCACTACTCACGATGGAAAGTACAGCCTATCACGTTCATCTTGGAGAATGATGTGGAGTTCTGGCGAGGTAACATAATCAAGTATGCGATGAGAGCTGGATACAAACATCGTAATGGTCTTCAGGATTGGGAATCTGAGATTGAAGACCTAGAGAAGATACGAAGGTACGCGGAGATGCGGATCAACCATATCAAAGGTGAGGATTTATTATGAGAAGCTTCCAAATAGCTCACATGTTTGAGGATACCGTATCTTCTTTAGACGACATCAAACCTACCTTCGCTTCAGTAATGGTGGATGTCTATAGAAGCAGGACAGTCAAGACGAGCGATAAGAATGAGCTGATTAATAAGCTCACCTCTCTTGAGGAAAACATTGGATACATCAAAAACATTCTAAAGGAGTATTAAGGAGTGCCGTTTCGCAGTAACACCAACCCTATGTTTCGTAGTCAGTTTAGCGAAACTATCTTCAATCAAAAGTATAGACACGAAGGTGCGGAAACGTACTCCGAATTAGCAAAGACCGTAGTAGAAGATGTATGTCAGGATCACCTTACCGCTGACGAGAAGGAGACACTGATTGAGGCTATCGCTAGCCTCAAGTTCATACCCGGTGGCAGGTATCTGTATTATGCTGGCAGGGCAAAGCGTTTTTTCAATAACTGCTACCTCCTTAAATCCTCAGAAGATACACGCGAAAGCTGGTCGAACCTTGCATGGAAAGCTGCCTCCTGTCTGATGACAGGGGGTGGCATTGGGAATGACTACTCAGTGTACAGACCCTCAGGAACACCGCTGAAGTCTACCGGGGGACAGGCAAGCGGACCTCTAGACGCCATGAAGTTCGTAGATCACATAGGTTCCAGTGTGATGCAGGGTGGAAGCAGACGATCAGCGATCTATGCATCCCTAAACCACAAGCATGGGGATATCAGAGAGTTTCTTGTAGCTAAGAACTGGTTTGATATCCCTGTGGGTTCCAGCGGATTGACGATAGCTGACGCTAAGAAGCAGGACTTTAACTTTAAAGCTCCCCTCGACCACACCAACATCAGCGTTAATTATGACACAGAATGGCTCCTCAACTTCTGGAACACTGGCGATCTAGGACCAGTGTTTGGGGAGAATGTTAAGCAAGCCTTAAGCACAGCGGAACCCGGCTTCAGTTTTAACTTCTTTGATAAGGAGGATGAAACAGCAAGGAACGCCTGTACTGAAGTTACCAGCCGCGACGACAGCGACGTTTGCAACCTTGGATCACTAAACCTAGGAAGGATAGAAACACTAAATGAACTACGGGTTATTACAGAGCTTGCTACAAAATTCCTCTTGTGTGGTACCTTACGAGCAGAACTACCGTATCAAAAGATATATGAGGTACGAGAGAAGAATAGACGGCTCGGACTTGGACTTATGGGTATACATGAGTGGCTCATTAAGAGAGGCTCGAAGTACGAAGTTACGGAAGAGTTGCACAAATGGCTGGGTATATACGAAGGCGTCAGCGATTCTACTAGTTCTAGTTTTGCTGATAGTCTTAATGTTAGTCGTCCTGTTGCCAATCGCGCCATTGCTCCAACAGGAAGCATAGCGATCCTCGCTGGCACAAGCTCAGGAATAGAACCTATATATGCTGTCGCCTATAAGAGGAGATACTTAAAAGGAAACAAAAGGTGGAATTATCAATACGTCATAGACAGTACTGCACAGGAGATGGTGGACCTATACGGTGTTAAGCCTGACGATATGGAATCCGCACTCGACCTCGCAGAGGACTACGAGAGGCGGATCAAATTCCAGTATGATGTACAGAAGTATGTCGATATGTCGATATCTTCTACAATTAATCTCCCGAAATGGGGATCTAAACTAAACAACCCTGACACTGTTCAGCCCTTCTCTAAAACCTTAGCCAAGTATGCACATGGGTTAAGGGGTTTTACTTGCTATCCTGATGGTGCAAGAGGTGGACAACCTCTTACAAACTGTAGCTATGAAGAGGCTATAAATAAACTAGGTAAGGAGTTTGAAGAGTCTGTAGAAACCCATGATATCTGTGAGTTAACAGGTCATGGTGGCGTTTGTAATGCCTAAATCAAATATAAGGGACCAGTTAAAAAGAGATTTAGTTATCCCAGATACAGTGGATGATCTAATAAACATGTTGGATGAAGTCTATCCAGACAAAAGTCCTCACATAACAGAGAGCTTTGAACAGCTTTTATTCAGAGGTGGACAGAGGTCTGTCGTAGATTTTGTCATTGAACTTAAAAACAGAGCGGAGAAATAGATGTGCCTATCTAGACCTGCAGCCGCTGCACCAGTACAGCCAGTAATTCCACAGGAAAAAGATGAACCTGCGCCTATCCTAAAGTTAAGGACAGACGATGGTGCTGAGGAGACTGTAGGTGCAGATGAGGTCAAGCAGGATACCGGATCATCGTCAACATCTGTAGGAACTATGAACCCTGCAGACCCTTTAACGATACCTAAGACTAACCTGAAGAAGAAAACAGCGGTATCAGTGTAGATGGAGACAGGTTGCGCTGGTCGTTATAATAAACTAGCAACCAAGAGAGATTACTTTCTAGATAGGGCAAGGGAGTGTGCAGAACTCACGCTGCCCTCCCTACTCCCTCCTGAAGGTTTTACTCCTAGTTCAGATTTATACACTCCATATCAATCTGTTGGTGCTAGAGGTGTCAACAATCTAGCAAGTAAACTACTTCTACTTCTTCTTCCGCCTAACGTACCTTTCTTCCGTTTAATGACGGAACAGGAAACTGCCAAGGAACTTGAGGGCAGTCCTGAGATTAAACAACAAATAGAATTATCACTTTCACAGATCGAACGTAGTATAATGGATGAGCTTGAAGCTCAGTCCGTAAGAGTTTCTATATTTGAAGCTCTTAAGCACCTCCTAATAACAGGCAATATTCTTGTTCACATGCCTAGGGAGGGTGCTCTCAAGGTATTCCCTATGACTAACTTCGTTGTCCGAAGGGACTCTGAAGGGGAACCTATAGAGATCATCGTTAAAGAGATGGTGTCTAAGGATGCCCTGCCAGAGGGAGACTATGAAGACATCGATGCTGAACACAGTGTAGGGTCTGAAGATGAGACTGCGTTATATACAAAGGTCATCAGAGATGGTGACAGATACATCGTTTATCAAGAAATTGAAAACAGGATACTAGCAGACTCCTATGGAGAGTATCCAAAAGATATCCTTCCTTGGCTTCCTCTCAGAATGGTCCGTATCGATGGTGAAGATTACGGTAGGTCATTCGTAGAGGAAGTCCTTGGGGACATACGGTCACTGGAAGCTTTAACTCAGGCACTTGTAGAGAGTGCCGCTGCAGCCAGTAAGCTAGTGTTCCTTGTTCGACCTAATGCTACCACTCGCAAGTCTGATATAGCAGACGCCAACAATGGTGATGTGGTTACAGGTTCGTCTGAGGATGTAAACGTCCTGCAGACAGAGAAATACAACGACATGCGCGTTGTTTTAGACTCCGTTCAACGCATCGAAGAACGCCTCAAATTTGCTTTCTTACTTAATGAAAGCGTTCAGCGACAGGCAGAACGGGTCACTGCCACGGAAATTAAATATATGGCAGATGAGATGGAAGCTGCACTCTCCGGTGTGTACTCTCTCCTTTCCGTAGAGTTCCAGCTTCCATTAGTCCGCATCCTGATCCAACGGATGCAATCCAAAGGTCAAATCCCCTCACTTCCCAAAGGAACAGTGAAACCTGTGATCGTTACAGGCACTGCAGCACTGGGCAGGGGCAACGATCTTCAGAAACTTAAATCATTTTTATCTGATCTTATTCAGCTAACAGGAGCTTCACCTCAGTCGATCCAAAGGATCAACACTGGTGACCTCATAAGACGATTAGCAACTGGTCATGGCATAGAAGTGCAAGGACTTGTTCGATCTGAGGAAGAACTAGCTGCACAGATGCAGCAAATGCAACAGCAACAGATGATGCAACAGGCTATGCAGGAGGGTATTAAAGGTGCAGCACCTGCCGCCGGTAAACAACTAGTGGAGCAAGGGATTTCATAATGGCAGGACGAACAGGTCGCGATAGTAAGAAACCTAAACGGTTATATCCTAAAACAGAAAAAGCTCTTAAGCGTCTAAATAAATCTTTAGATAAGATTGACGCTCGTAGAAAAGCTGGAGCAAAAAACCCTAATACTTCTTCAACGAAGAGCGTGTCTTCCAAGACTTCTAAAACTCAACAACAAGCAAAAAAAATAAGCGCACAAAGAAAAAGTAAAAAACCTTTAAGCAAAGGTATGCAAAGTGTAGCTAAGAGGGTTAAACAGTTACCTTCTACAACGCTTAATAAGGGTACTCACAGGACAGGCAGCACTTCTGCAAAACCTTACGCCTCTCAACAGGCCCAAAAGGCGAAGAGAAAACCACCTCCTAAACCTAAGGCGAACCCGAAAACTAGGAAAGCTCCTCCTACACCCGGTGGACATACAGCCAAGGCTATTAAAGGTGTAACCCCCAAACCAAAGAAGAAGACTACTACCCTACGAGCTAACCCTGCACACAGAGTAGCAGCAGGTTCAGCAGCGAGGAAGACTGGTATGGCTCTACTAGGTAGAGGTCGTCTTGGTACTGCTGCAGGATTAGCTCTATTAGGTGGAAGCTTCATTCACGGTGCTTTGACAAACAGTGGCACCTCTAAGAACAGGGCTAACCCTAAGACCTCTAAGGTTCGCACGTCATCCACGGGTGCAGCAAAGCCTCGCCGCACGAAGAATATTTCTAGCAGGACGGCGGCTCCAGCTAAGACCGCTACTAGGAAGCCTCCCGCTACAAAGAAGCGTAACCCTACACCTCTGGCAAGTAAGAGTTACGTTAAAACTAAGGGTGGTGACTACCCTGTATATAAGAAGAAAACTGCTTCTGCTAAATCCTTCAGGGAAACATTCAGGCTTAACAGGAAAGCTGGTAAGAAAACATTTAAGTGGCGTGGTCGTATGTACACAACACAACTAAAGAAGAAAAAGAAATAAGGATACTTAATGGTAGAGAGTAATAAAGAAAACCTAACACCAAAGAAAGAAAAGGAATACCCGGTTTGGCCGGGACCTAACGATGCTGAAAAGGGCATTGTGTATCGCTCAGAGAAAAGCGGAAACCTCATTCAGTTAGGGGATACGCCTGAGTATGGTTGATAAAGTAGAAGTACCAGCCGATGTAACAGGACCTGATGCTCCTGAAGAAGTGGTTGTAGAGCAAGCCTCTGAGGAAACCCAAGAGCGACCTGATTGGTTGCCTGAGAAATTCACTTCACCAGAGGAGCTGTCGAAAGCATATGGAGAACTTGAAGCTAAACTGTCTCAACCTAGTCCTGATCGAACTGAACCTGAACCCATCGACAAACCCAGTGCTACGGATACTGAACAAGTTGAAGAGGTGCTTGCGGAGCGTGGTCTTAACTTTGAAGAAATGTCTGAGGAATATCGTCAGGCGAACGGACTCAGCGAAGAACGCTATAGTCAACTGGAAGCCGCTGGTATACCTAGGGACATTGTTGATCAATTCATTACAGGTCAGCAAGCAGTTGGTAGAGCGGTTACTCAAGAAGCTGAGAGCATCGTAGGAGGTTCTGAAGGATATCAGGACATGATCTCTTGGGCCGCGAATAGCCTTCCAGAGAATGAGATCGATCATTTCAACAACTCTATTCAAAGCAACAACAGAGTAGACATCATCAACGCAGTCAGGAGTTTGCACAGCCGTTACTCTCAGGAGAACGGTATTCAACCAAACCTGACAAGAGGATCATCTACTCCAGACACTGGTAATATTTACCAAAGCTGGTCGCAAGTGACTCAGGACATGGCGCAACCAGAATACAAAGCTGACCCTGCTTTCAGGGCAGCAGTTGAGGACAAACTTGCACGTTCAGGTGAGTTAGCCTCTTAGCCATCTCGAAAATAACCTGACCCGATACGTCGGATAATCTTGTCTATTAAAGAAGAAGGCATACACCAAATGTCTGAGGACCCCCTCAGACTTTCGCAACAAACTATGAGGTAATTAACTATGGCTAACGCTACAGTATCGCGTTTAGGTCAGGTCAATGCTTCCGGTGATGCAGATGCCTTATTCCTTAAGGTGTTTGCTGGTGAGGTTCTTCAGAGCTATGAGAAGTACACCGTAACCGCCGACAAGCACATGATCCGGTCTATCGCTAGTGGTAAGTCTGCACAGTTCCCGGTCATGGGCCGTCTGTCTGCAGCCTATCATACTCCCGGTGCAGAAATCGTAGGCAGTTCGCTTAATCACAATGAGAAAGTGATTACGATCAACGATTTGCTTATTTCTGACGCCTTCCTGAGTAACATCGATGAGGCTAAGAATCACTATGATGTCCGCAGCGTATATACCCAAGAGATGGGCCGCGCTCTGGCATTCCAGATGGATTCTCATATCCTCCAAATGATGACTGCCGCTGCTAAGACTACAACGGCAAACGTCGGAGATGCTAGTTATCCTTCTGGTACTATTGTCACCAGTGCTAACTCAGCTACGGTAGCAAATGATCTAATCACTGCTATCTTCGATGCTGCAGAAGCACTTGATGATAACTACGTTCCAGCGGAAGACCGTTATTGCTTCCTTAAACCGGATGATTACTACATGTTGGCTAACGCCACCAACGCAATTAACGTAGACTTTAGCGGTCGCGGTTCGATTGCGGATGGTACAGTTGCCAGTATTGCTGGTATCACTCTGATCAAAACTCCCCACCTCCCCACTACCAACGTCACTTCTGGTGTTGGGGCTGGTACGAGTAACCGTCAGGTAGTTGATGCCCGTAATACAGTAGCATTAGTTGTGCATCCATCGTGCGTAGGCACCGTTAAGCTTATGGACCTTGCGGTAGAGTCAGATTATGACATTCGTCGCCAAGGTACGTTAATGGTCGCAAAATATGCATGTGGACATGGCGTGCTCCGGCCAGAGGCTGCAGTACAAATCAGGACTGCTGCACCCTAGGGTGTAGTCTAATACGAAGGGATCAGGGGGTTAATCCTCTGGTCCCTTCATTTAGTTAAGGAGCGAGAATGGTACAGCTTACCAAAACCACAGAGCTTGAAGCTGTCAACGTAATGTTGAGTGCCATTGGTGAAGCTCCAGTAAGTTCTCTAGAAAACTCACAGCTAGAGGATGTCGCTGTAGCTCAGAACATCTTGAATGAAACTATTGTTGATGTTCAGACCACAGGCTACAACTTCAATAGTGAGTATAACTATAAAATTTCTCCAGATACTGACGGTATAATCAACGTCCCTAACAACGCAGTATTCTGTGACGTTTCCAATAGAGGTAGTACACCTGATAAGGATGTAGTGCTAAGAGGGGAACGTCTGTATGACCGTGAAGAACAGACATTCACGTTCACGGATAGTCTCTATGTAGACATGATCCTCATCCTTCCTTGGGACGATCTCCCCCAACCTGCAAGACGTTACATAACGGTTAAATCTGCAAGACGTTTCCAGAACAGAGTCTTTGGTTCAGATACCCTAAACGGGTTTACCAACACAGACGAGAACGAAGCCCTTGTTCAGATGGAACAAGCAGACTCTAGATCAGAGGACGCTAACATCCTCAACAGGAACTGGGGTGTCTTTAAGGTTCTCAGTAGAAACGGAACGCGACGGTATAACCTGTAAATGACTCTAGTATCTGACTCTATCCCCTATATGGTTCAAGGCATAAGCCAACAACCTGATGAGGTCAGAAGGGTCTATCAAGGAGCTGTTCAGGTAAACGCTCAGAGTTCTTTGGTAGATGGTTTAAACAAGAGGCCTCCCACAGAGCACACAGCGAAGCTCTTAACGAACTCTTCCAGCAATGCTGCCTGTCACCTGATCGATAGAGGCATAGGCTCTAGATACATTATCATTGTACAGAGTAACAACACGCTTTCAGGAACTAGCCTTAAGGTCTTTAACGCTATCACTGGTGCAGAGTCCACTGTAACCAACAGTGTGACCCTACAGTACCTAGTGTGCTCTAACCCCAGAGAAGACCTAATGTTCCTTACCGTTCTTAATCGGACGTATGTACTGAATAAGAACACTACTACAGCTATGGCTACTACTAGGTCACCTGACGTAACTTTTACAGAGAATCAGAAGTTCTCAGACCTTGAAACCAGTGCTTCTACAGGTGCCATCTTTAAAATCCTAGGGGACAATGAAGATAAGTTCGCGGCATTCTGGGTAGAGAAGAAAGCTGGTACTGTTTATGAAGAGACTGTAGCCCCCAACAACCTTATAGAGATCGACAAGACCACACTGCCCCATGAGATCACACAGAGTGGTGCTAACTTCACCTTCAATACGATCACATGGACTAATAGGTTAGTTGGTGACGATGATACTAATGAGGAACCGGGCTTTATAGGTAAGAAGATATCCTCGTTGTTCTTCTACAAGAACAGGTTCGGCGTAACTGCAGATGAGAAGATTGTCTTTTCAGAGTCTGGAGAATATGAAAACTTCTTCAGGACTACTGTGACCACACTTGTAGACTCTGATCCTATAGACGTAGATGTTACACACACCAAGGTATCTAAGGTTGAATATGCAATCCCATTCAACGAACAACTCTTGCTGTTCTCTGAACAGTCTCAGTTCTTTGTGGAAAGCAGTGGAGCTTTAACAGCAAGTTCTATATCCATCAATCCTGCATCAGACTTTGAGATGGATGTTAAGATGCCACCTGTTGGTGCAGGTGTTAATGTTTACTTCTCTCAGATCAGTGGAGACTTCTCTAGGCTTAGAGAACTCTATGTTGCTACAGACCTAGACACTCACGATGCTGCAGATATAACAGCTCATGTCCCTCAGTTTGTACCAAAGAATGTATCCAAAGGAACAGCATCTACATCTGAGGATGTTCTCTACTTCCTTTCGTCTAATCAACCGTCCAGAATATATTGCTATAAATACAACTGGGCAGGGCAAGAGAAGAACCAAAGTGCTTGGTCATTCTTTCAGTTCAGCTCAGAGGATACTATCCTGTGGATAGAGACTGTAGAGAATAACACCTTCTTCATAATATCTAGAAGCGATGGTGTTTATCTAGAGGTCATGGACTACCTAGTCCCAGATGACACTAACTTAGACTTTTGTGCCAGATTAGACCGCAAGGTTAACCTAACAGGCTCCTATGTCTCCGGTACTAACACTACAACCTGGACACTGCCCTACGCTGTACCCACAGGGACTCCTGTAGTTGTCGTAAGGTCAGGTACGGCAGACGACAAAGGTACATCGATAACAGCTACAAGACCTACCACCACTACTGTGGCAGCTACAGGCGACCATAGCGGATCAACATGCCTACTGGGTCTTGAATACGAGATGAACTACAGGTTCTCCACACAGTACATGAGAGAGGGTACTGGCGTTGCTACGTCTGTTGGAGAGAAGATGGCTGTAGCTACCGGAAGACTACAGATGAGGCGTTGGAAGGTAACCTACAGGGACACAGGGTTCTTTAATGTAGAGGTTAACCCTACAGGTCGTGATCTAAAGACATACGAGTTTACCTCTATGAGGGTTAACCTACCTACTGCAAAGCCTGACAGGGTAGCCCTAGAAAGTGGATCGTTTAGCTTCCCTGTTATCGCTAGGAACACTCAGGTAACCGTCGATCTTAAGTCGTCTTCCTACCTACCTGCACAGTTTATACAGGCTGAGTGGGAAGCAAACTATTCTGTGCATAGTAGGCGTATGTAGTATGCCTAGATTATCTGTTGAAGACATCGATCTCTATGTAAGACCTTGCGAAGAAGGTGATGTAGAAACTATCACGCCTAACATAAGAGTAAGTGATGTAATAGAAATAGCTGCAATGATGGGTCCTCACAAGACTACTCAAGAGCACCTACAGTCATGCATAGAGCAGTCAAAAGAAACCTATGCTCTGGTATATAACAAGAAGATTATATCGTTATGGGGTGTATCTAATTGTCACCACGTAACCAACTTCGGTGTACCTTGGCTTATCGGTACGGATGATATCTCTGAGGTATCAAGAAAGTTTATCAGACATAGCGTTGGTTGGATCAAACATTTATCCAAAGACTATGAAGCACTTTACAACTTTGTGCATGTACCCCACTGGCAATCACAGAAGTGGTTGCAACTGTGCGGTTTCAATATCGTAAACAAATACAAATATGGTTTTAACGGTGAAGACTTTTACCTCTTTATTAAGGAGTGCGCGTGATGTGTGGCATTGCTGAAGCGACACTTGTAATGAGCATTGTTTCTGCAGGTGCCAGCTATGTTGACTCGCAACAACAAGCCAAAGCGGAAGCCAACCGTCAACGCAGGATGGATCAGATTGCGTATGAAAACTACCAAATGAACCTTGCGTCTATAAATGATCAGAAAGATGAAACTAAACAACAAGCCGCTCAAATGAACATGGATGAAGCAATCGAAGGAGCACAGGCTGTAGGTAAGTCTAAGGTACATTTTGGTGAGGTGGGACTTGGTCAGTTTGGAATGGTGGGAAGCAGTCCTGATGACCTGTTTGGAGACATTATGCTCCAATCTGCTACAGCCAGAACACGTAGGACAGGTGATGTAGCTAACATCTACAGAACTCTGGATAGACAAGCAGACGCTTCTTATCTCAATTACAAAGCTAAGAATGCATCCTTTGCACCTATATTCAGTCAAGGTTTCCTGACGCCAATCGCCAAGGTTGTAGGGGCAGGAACTGATTATATGCAAGACGGTACTAGGAAGTACTTGAAGGACCCTAGTGGCAAATTTAAATCGGGTTATGGGGGGTGGCAGTTTCCGTAATGTCTTATAAACAAGCGTTAGACAGGATACAGATATCCGGTGCAAAATCCGTTAACCCTGTACGAGCAAAGAATGTCAGTATTGCCGTACCTAATCTATCTAAGACAACACAGACTACAGCGGGTAATTTGGCAGATGCTTTAAGCAGCATCAATACAAAGCTTAAGGCATACAAAGAGAACAATAAGAAAGGTTGGATGACTGAAGCTGATCTATCTGCCCAGAAACTAATAGATCAGAAGCTGGCTGAAGGACAGAGCTACGATCAAATACAATCAGATTTTAAGGCTGGAAAGTATCCTGAACTAAAAACTCAGATGCACTACGACAGTTTCAATTACGCTTTTGGTAGTAGGGCATGGAGTAGCTTTGCAGATACTGAAGCTAAGAAGGTAACTGATCAACTGCTAGACACTTTGAAGAATGGTCCTTGGGAAGATGTAGCAAAGATTAATCTAGATGCTCAAACGGCTACCGTAACAGACAGGTTCAGAGAACAGTACGGTGAGCATAACTACAAGATGCAGCTAGGGGCTGATGAACGTATGAGAATCTGGAGAGAGGCATTTAGGAAAGAGTTTAGAGCCGCATACGATACCAGACTTACCACCGAGAAGGTAAACACAGGTGTTGCTAACGGGCTTGAGTTTATCTCTGATACTCTGAATTTTCAAAAGAACGAAATAAAGATAGTAAAAACTTTCCCTGACAACAACGAACCTGATGTTGCTATCAAAGGACAGACATCAAAGAAACTTGTGGATCACGCCTTTAACAACATCAGCTCTTCCCTTAACACTTTCCTCAAGCAATACCAGAGCAACGTAGGACTAGGTTCTTCAAGCATTAAGAGTATGAGGCTCAACATACTTGAGGGTCTTATGCTTAAGGTGCAATCCGGTGCATACTCTGAACAGGATAGCCTTGCATATATTAAGGCTATTAAGAAGATTGTTATGGAGTCTCCTGAGAAAGGTATACCTTCCCCTGTACTTGATAGTAGTTCCACCTATAGATCAGATGGTTCCAAAGGACCACAAGTTAAAGCACGATCAGAATCTCTACTTAAAGACATAGCGACATTTGAATCTGCATACCAAAAGAACCAAGATATAGCTGCTACAAAACGGCTTATTGAGAATAAAATCCCTATCCCAGAGAGATTGAGAAAACATATTGACAACGCAGGTGATTTAATCACCAACGATCTTCGAGAAAAATATAAGAATAATAAGATTCAATTCAAATCTGCTTTGGCGGATGCTGCAGAAAATCACCCAGCCCAACTCAATTATCTTGTTGATACAATTCGTAACCACTCAGCAAACCTGAGGGACAGGATGTTGAGCAGCGATAAGGACATACAGAACTCTTTAGTTTCTGATGTTGAAAACCTTTACCAATGGTATTCAGCACTAAGCGGGAGAGCTAAAGACCTTTATTTCAAACCTAGATCTTACAACAGAACCTTTATGGATAACTACAGTGTTCTACGGTCCACTCGATTTGGTGATAAGCCGGAAGTATATGCACAGGGAGGGGAAGTTAAAGGATATCTTGATACCATAAAAACCATGCAAACTCTTACACAAGCTGCTGATGGAAGCTTCAGGACAGGTAAGCGCCTTAGTGAAAAGCAGGTAAAGTCAATATTTAGAGGGTTAGATTACACTGATGTTAGAAAGATTGGCCTTTCACTTAAAGGTATTCAAGCTATAGGTGATACAGATATGACTAAAGCTGCGAGGTTCGCAATGTCAGCAGAGGTTGAAATGTTGGCGCGTGTCATAAACCACGACGTTGCTAACGAAACTGCTGTAGTAGATCATATCAAAAAGCACCTTAGGCATAATTATGTAGGAGTTGGAGACAGGATAGTGCGCGTCGGTCACGCATCACCTTTCAGGAATCCAGCATACGCAGACGCTGCTGCAGATAATCTAGATGCAGTGTTGAATAAAATAGCTGAAGATAATGGTATAAAAGCAGCCGATATAACCTTATCACCGGTGAATACAGGTAACCTCGGAACAAGTAATGAATATATGGTGGTTACTCAGTCTTCATTTCCTAGGGTTCTAGAAGGAACTCCCATTGTGACGTTTTCAACGCAAGGTGTGGCTAAGTGGTACTACAAGACAAGGGCTGAATCTAACTGATGACAGATACATACCTTCCCTCTTCAGAGGATAACCTTGTATCTGAATCAACAACAAGACTTACTGAAAGCCTAGCCCTTCCTATAGTGGTAGAAGACACCACAAAAGAAGAAGTGCCTTGGGGCCTAACAGATGAGATTGCTCACGAAGATTGGGCTATGGCTAACCTCTTTAGGTGGATGAATGGGGGAGATGATCCTGTAGACCCTGACTTTGTGCGTACCCCTGAGATGTACAAGGATGCACATGAGAACCACGGGATACTCTTTGAGCACCTAGATTCCCTTGACGGTGTAAAGAGTCAAGCTGAGTGGGACTCTGAAGTAGAGCACATTAAGCAAGAACAAAAGTTGACACAGGACCTTGCTGAGTACGGCTGGAGAGGTGCAGGTCTGCGCTTGGCAACTAACTTCCTAGACCCTGCAGCCCTTGGATTAGCCTTCTTTACTGGAGGGGTTTCAGTTGTTGGTAAAGCTGCACAGATGGGAAACATAGCTAGAGCTAGTGCAATAGGAGCACTAACAATGGCAGAAGTAGCTGCCCTAGAGGCGGCTGTATTATCCGATAAGGTAACTTGGGGCTGGGAAGACTCTGTAGCTGCAGTAGGCACCGCTGGGATACTTGGTGGAGCTGTTGGCAGATATGCCTATAGACCTATGAAAAAGGTAGCTGACGACCACAGCAATGCCGCTTTGAGAGCCGCTGCAGATGAAGCAGGAATAAAACTAAGCGACAAATCTAAGGCAGCGTTGTCTCCAGAGGGTCTAGACACTGCCCCTGCAGCTATGTCGAACTACGTTACTATGCCTTTTGTTCACCATTTCAAATGGGACAACAGGTTATCTATACGGTTTGATATGATGTCTAGGGTTAAGACATCTAAAAGTCCAAAGATGAAAGGATACTTCGGTGGACTAGCTCAAGACGTTTTACCTGATGTTAAAAGCGGTCAAGTAGCAAGGATTTCTGCTACTGAGTTGGGAACCCAGATACACAGGTCACAAAAGAAGGTCTTTAATCAGATCGTAGCGTCCAGAAACATTTTCACAAAAGAAGCTGGGGTAACTGTTCAGAACCCAATCGAACGCATGAGGGTTCACGAACAGTTCTACGCATTAGTAGATAGGTCTGTTCGCAGGGACGGCGATGACTTCATTGACTCTATGCCTGACCTTAACTCCGCACAGAAATCAGCGTTAAAGAAAGCTAGGGACGCTCAAAGGAAATCCACTAGAGATATGCTTCAGATGATGAAGGACTCTGGTATGGAGGAAGCTGCAGACATTGATTTTAATCATCTATACGTTCCTCGTAGGATCATCCATTCAAAGATAGACGAATGGAACAGAGTCTTCGGTGAAGACGGTGCAATAGAACTTATAGCCCAAGCTTATATGAAGGGAACAAAGTCTCCCTTGGAACTTAAGGAGGCTAGAGCCTTAGCAAAGGTCTATGTTCAAGCCATACAAAGAGTAGCTGATGGAGAAATCATTGATCTCGGAAGGTTGGCTGCAAGGAACATCGATGAGGTAATTAAATATCTAAAGACTGCAGGAGTTAAAGAAGAAGATTTAACCGTAGCTAAAGAGATATTGAAAAGTAGACAGACAAAAGGTTCATCAACTTCGGCTAGGGGACGAGGTGTAACAAAGGAAATTAAGAGTAAGGCCGGTAATACAAAAGAGGTTTCCTTCAGGGCAGACGTAGATGAAACATTTGAAGCTGTTGCTAAAGGTGTAGATGGTCAAACCCATAAATTTAATATGGAAGACCTCTATGAAAGCAACGTAATGGGATACGATCAGTACCTCAGGCAGATGTCTGGTCGTATAGCTGCAGCTCAAAGACTTGGTATCAAGTCTACTAAGGATTTTGATGACAGAATAGAAGAAATAAAATCTGAAGCAGCTTTAATGAGTCCTGCAGATAAGGCAAGTGTTGAAAGCGACATTAAACGTGCGACCATTATGTACAGGCACCTCATAGGAAAGTCCTTAAGAGAAGATGAAACTAATCAAGGACGTAATTTCGCTACAAGAATGCTGCTTGGATGGAACTATAACCGTGTTATGGGTCAGTCAGGGTTCGCACAGGTCGCAGAGATGGGGAATATAGCTACCTTCTTTGGTCTAAAGACTATGTTCAGGCAGGTCCCAGCTTTAAGAACTCTCAAGAGAGACTTAGAGACAGGTAATATTAAAGACGATGTATTAATGAGAGAACTTGAGGCTATCAGCGGTGTAGGCTCAGAGTTTTTCAGGTTCGCTACTGTATCAGAACGGTATTCAGGTGCCGCTGGAGAGGTCTTAGGTCAACAATTTAGTCCTCTTCAGCAAAAAGCATTATCAGCTATGGAAAGAATGAAGCGTGTAACGAGCGTTGTCAGTGGTATGACGCCAATTACTATATGGATGCAACGTACATCCGCTAAAGCAGCAGTACAAAGGATACACGACCGATATACAAGAGGTTTCAACGAAGTTGACTACGAGAACTTTAGAGAGATTGGGCTATCTAAAGAAACTGCAGACGCCATAGGGGACCAGTTAAAAAGAACCTCTAAAGTAAATTCTAGAGGTGTGGTTGAAGAGATTGGTGTTGAACAGTGGCCCTCCCAGCTTAGGGAAGACTTCGCTAATAGCCTTATGAGGTGGACCTACAGGGTCATCCAAGAGAACGATATAGGTTCTATGGGCATGTTTATGACCACCAATATAGGTAAGATACTTACACAGTTCAGGACCTTCATCTTAGTAGCTCATGCCAAGCAGATGCTACATGCTGTACATAGAAGAAACCTTCAATCCTTTACAGCATTCATGTCCACTGCCTTGATGGGAAGCTTGGCCTATATGGCTCAGACAGGCATCAAGGGTATGACTGCAGATGCTATCTGGGGTGAAGAGATGCACGGTGAAGATGGGAAGTGGACAATGGAAGCTATAGCTTCTGCAGCTTTCCAAAGGTCTGCCTACTCTGCACTCTTTCCCGGCTTGGTAGATACAGGTCTACAAGCTGCAGGATTTGAACCTGCCTTTAGATACGGCAGGTCCACAGGGTTAGCCACAGGCTTCTTCACGGGAAACCCTTCTTGGGACACCTTACAGAAGTTCGACTACTTGATAGCAGCTCCCGGCGCTCTTAATCCCCAAAACGATAGAGAAGTTAACTGGGAAAGGTTATTGAAGCTAGGTCCTTGGACAAACGTAGTTGGCATCTACAACCTCATCGATCAACTTCACGACGACGATGACTAATCTCTGAGGACCCCCTCAGACATTTCTTAACATTATGGAGATCGGATACTCATGGCATTCGCATTAGTACGTGCTACCGCTGACGGTAACAACACTCCAATCACTTTGGGTTTCGCGTACAGGAATGCTTCAGACCTAGTGGTTAAAGTTGACGGAGTTACTAAAACACTAACAACCCACTACACCTTCCCTACCACCAACACTGTGACATTCACCACTGGTAACATCCCAACAAGTGGTCAGCTAGTAGAGGTCCGAAGGGTCACAAGCCACACAGCTAGGCTGGTTGATTATGTAGCAGGAGCAACGCTTACAGAATCTGATCTAGATACTGATAGTGAACAAGCCTTTAACATGGGACAGGAGGCTATTGATTACGCCCAAGACTCTATATCACTAGACCCTGATGATGCATATGACGCCCATAGCAAACGTATTAAGGATGTAGCTAATCCAACAGCTAACCAAGATGCAGTCACTAAATATTATTTAGAGAACACTTGGCTAAACGCTTCAGAAAAGACTGCGATCACAACAGTCAACGCC